TTGACATGGGCTTCCCTCTCTGAACGGCTTGCGCCTTCCGGCGGCTTCCTGAAACTCATTGCTGTACCTTATCAATCAAGTAGTAGCCCACCCCAATCAGGGCGACTGCCACAAAGGCAATTGCTGCGCCGTACTTGGCGTTGAGCATGAACTCCTGCTGCCGCAGGCGGTGCTCACGCTCCTTCTTCTCGCGCTCCTTCTTGAGTCGGATGCGCTCCATAATCATTTCGTTGTAAACGCTCTCACCGTAGTGAGCGACGATCAGAATCTTGAGTTCGTATTCCTGCTTGATCAGCGCCTGCTTGTGCATCGTGATCTGCAAGGCTTCCTGCTCAATGCTGTCGTCGTGCAGCAGCCGCTTGAAGACCGAGGGCTTCTTGTTGGCCTTCTCGTTGGCTAGGCGGTTGAAGTCCCCAAAGGCGCCGTACCACTTGCCAATCTGACCGGCAACGTCCTGAATCTCGCGGCCCGTGGCAACGAGTTTTTTAACGGCACCGAACGCAGCATTCGCCGCTGAGACTGCCGCGAGAATGCCGGTGATCGGTTCCATACACTACTTGGTCCCCTTGGCAATGCGCTCGCGTTCCTCAAGCAGTCGAACCTTTACCTGCAACTCATTGATGTGAGTCATCAGTTGTTCTTTAAGAATCTGCCTGCGCTCGGCGCTGATCGGGCTGTCAGTCGGCGTGCCCTCTTTGGTAATAAGCGCGGGCATCTGCCCTTCGATCTTGGTAAGACGCTCAGAGAAGGACGCCACTTGACCGAGCAACCAAGCGAGCGCAGCCACCACGATTGGAATGACTGCCTTGAGTACGTCTGACCAAGCCATGTCTTACTCCGGCTGTGCGGGCCAGTTGACGGTCCAAGGGAACCCAGCTTGCGAGGTGATGTCACGCAGGGCTTGGCGATGGGTTGCCCAAGCAGCCTTGTTCACCGGGGCGTCAGCCACCTGCGTCCAGTCCGTGTCCTTGAGTTTCTGATTGCGGGTGTCGCGCACAGACTTGGCTTGCCCGGCGTCCTTCTGAGCCTTGTATGCGGCTTCCTGCTCGGCAGCGGTTTGGGCGGGTTCGGTTTCGGTCGCGGGGCGGTCGGTGAAGATGGGGCCAAGAACGTGCTTGGTGTACCACTTACCGTCGATCTGCTCCACGCCTTGACGCATGGAGAACTGGTAGACCGTACCGCCAGTAGCCTGTGGGCCTTCAAAGACCACATCAGCGCCCAAAGCCTCTAGCACCTCATCTGTGGTTTGACCCCATGACGGGCCACCGTTGTCTTTGGCCCAACGCCGGAGTTCATCCTCCAACATCACTTGGCCCGTGGCCCTGATTCTGATTTCCATGATTGCTCCTTATGCGATGGCGAGGCCAATATAGGGCACACCGTTTTGGTTGATATTGCAGGTCGCTTCCTGATTAACGACGATGCCCACGCTTGTCGGGTCAACCGCGTCCACGCTAGTCACTTCAGCGGAGGTATCGTTAAGCGCAAGGGCCGGATCGGCGGGCGCGGTAATGCCACGGGCCGAGTCATAGACCCACCAATTTCCGGTGGCTGAAGCAACATTTCTACGTTTTACAAGAAAAAATCTAGCACCACTAGTGAATCCGCAGTCTATTGTCTGACTGCTACCGTTTCCAGTATAGGAAAAAACTTTGCTAACTCCCGGGCAGGAGGCAAAGAGATACGCAACGTAGGTGCCACCTGATGCATTAGTATTCGATTCTGAACCAACCGTAAACGTAGAAGATGTCGGGTTCCACGGATACGCGCCGCCCTGCGCCCCATCTGTTGAAAAAAGCAAATAATTGGTGTTTCCAACCGTAGAGTTATATATCCACCAGTCATTTGCACCATTTCTTCGTTTTACAATTATTAACTCAGGCGTAACGCCCAAGTTGTGATTTACGGTGCGGCCCGCAATACCCGTCCCGTCGTAACAAACGATGTCAAAGAAGCCGGGGGCGCGGCGGAAGTTCCAATAAATAACCGAACTTCCTGCCCAATTTGAAGGTATTTGGAACCCTGTATTAGTAAAGTAGCGCGTTTGATTTGCAGGCGAAGTTTCAGCATCTGATGCGCTGCTAATCAATCTCTGCCCAGTTTCGTTGGTGGGTGTTGTTGAGAACCCACGCAAACGGTCAAAGAAAGAAGTGTTGTCGCTTACTGCGCTTGTTCTCAACGCTTGCATCTGCAAGTCCGTTGGGAAATTAGTTGTAAGTGTTGTTCCGGTACCCGCGCTTGAGGTATTTGGACTAAACACACTCGTCCCCGTCGTCGGAGTTTTCATCGGGCCGCGACGGATGGCGATGTAGATGTAGGTCTGGCCAGAAGCATTAAACCAAGTGTGAGTACCATTAAGAGAAAATCCAGTTGCGTTGGGGACAACGCCATGCTGATTTGTTCCGCCTACATTTGTAATTTCTGCGTCAGTACCACTTGGCACAAGTGCGGGGTTTGAAACAGCAGTGTTTACTGTGAGACCTCTCATATTGTCAGTCAAATACCAGTCGTACCCGCCGGTAGATGACTTTATCAATACCCATTGAGGCTCATAACCGAGAGTCACGACTGGCCCAGTCGCAGAGCCGTTGCCCGTGTACGACCCACAAGTAATCACATTGTCCGTACCCGTCAGGCCAAAGCCTCCTGCGTCGTGGGCGAAGATATAGGCGACGTAGGTTTGGCCGTTGGCATTTGAAGTTGCAGTACCCCCGCTGATGCCAGACTGTCCTCCGACGTTGAAAGTAGTAGATGTTGGTGGAGTAAAACCAACATAGCCATCAGAATCAGTAAATGTGGAATTCAAATAGACGATTCTTCCTGCGGCGGGCAGCGACCTGTGATATACGCCCCAATCGTCCGCACTGCTTGTTTTTTTAACAACAATAAACCCCGGCACCGATCCAAGGCTGTGGGACAAAGAACGAAGCGCAGAGCCATTCCCCGTATACGTCACCACATCAAAGAACTTCGGCTGCTTGCGGAATGTCCACGAGACAAAGTTATCAGGCGATCCGTTAAAGAACGCATTAGTTCCAAGCGAAAATCCCGTTGAAGAAAACGAAGTTAAACCTTGTGCAAGCGTGTATTCGGCGTTGGTTGAATTCGACTCAAGGTTTTTTGTTGCGCCCCGTGTTGTATCTACCAAAAAGTTGTTATTTGCTTGGCTGCGGTCTTTGATCCAAACCAAACCACCCTTGGTGGACAGATCAATTCCGTTTGTGATGGTCTGCGTGGATGAGTTGCCGGTGTAGAGCCACGTCGAGAACACGTCCTCGATGTAGACTGGCGCAGCAGTCTGTTGGGCGAACTCGCCAAAGCCTTGGGCAGATGCGGCACCTCGTGTGGCTACCAACGGCATGGTCGCTCCTTATGCAAAACGGGTCTGAGCAGCGAAGACGCTGAACGTGGCGTTTGCGGTCTTGATAATGGTGTACGTGTACGCGTCCACGCCACTGGCGTTGCCCGCTGAGGGGGCGGTTCCGCCTTGCCAACGCGTCGTCACACCAGAAGTTGTGCCGTCCACCTGCACCGCGCTGTTGAAGTACGCAGTTGATCCTTGGGTCACCAAGAACGCTGCCGTTACAGATTCGCCGGTTGCCAGCAACGTGTTCAGGCTCGTACCACTCGATCCCCGGAAGTTGACCGTCCAGTTTGCAGAGGCGTTGGAGGTGTAGAACAGCACCACCTGGGTAGTCACGTCGTAGGCAATCGTGCCCGTTGCTGCCGTCGCAGATACCGTAGCAGTCTCCAGCACATCGGCAATCTTCAGACCTGCCGTGCTGGACGTGCCCACCACCGTCATCTTGTTGGCAACTGTGACGTTGCCCGAGGCAACCGTCAGACCCGTCGTACCCGCAGACTGGAGCGCCAGTTGGCCAGAGGCATCAGCAGTGACAACCGCACCGCCTACGAGAGTATCAGCATTGATATTGACTGGCATGATTTACTCCAGTGCCTGAATTTGGGCTTGCAGCGCCTGAAGCTGGGCAAGCAGTTGTTCTTTGGTGGGGGCTGGAGCGGGTTCAGGCGCTTGAGGTGCGGGGCGATTGTCAACGAATTGGCCGTTAATGTATGACCAGCCAATCCCCGTACCTTCGGGGGCTTCGACAAGGCCGGGCATGAAGTCCAGCGACTCGACTTCGATGGTGTTCACCACCAGACCGTTTTCAATGATGTGCGCTCTCATTATGCGTACTCCTCAACGATGACAACACCGGCCGCGCCAGCCCCTCCAGCCGAACCCCCAGATGCCCCCGTGCCGCCAGATCCATATCCGGTGGCCGCCTGAACTCCCTGAGCGGCATTTGATGGGCCGCCAAATCCAAGCATTGAGTTTCCGCCGCTGCCGGGAAAACCAGTTGTTCCTGCTGGGTAACTTCCACCCATTCCGGCTTGCCCGCTAATGTTCAAATCGCCATTTGAGGCGGAACCGCCATTACCGCCACCCCCACCGGAAATATTAGCGACCCCCCCAGCACCGCCATTGCCAGTTAAGGTGGTTGCTCCATACGCAAATGTAGTAGTACCGCCTGCATTTCCATCACTATTGGCGGAGGATTGGACGGCACCGCCAGCGCCAATTGTTACTGTTGCCGTTGAAATTCCAGATGTGCTTGCAAATTTTTGGAAATAACCACCTGCGCCACCGCCGCCCGCGCCGCTAGTTGTAGATGTTCGCGGGCCTCCACCACTTGCGCCGCCACCAACTCCATAAACTTTGAAGAAGTTCGTTCCGGCACCCTTGTTCCATGTGCCAGAAGTGGTGAACACGGTAATTCGCAATAAAGATCCACTTGTAACCGTTACCCAACTTGGTGCACTAGAACCATTACTTTGAAGCACCTGACCCGCAGTGCCTGCGGCGGTGGAGGCATAGTTGGTTCCGTCGCCATAGACGACGCCACCGGCGGTGGGCGTGTTATTGCCTACGATGGTTACTGGCATGATTTACCTCATGTTGGAAAGAGTTGCCATATTAAGCCTCTACCGTTTCCTTAATTTTGGCAGTGATCACTGCCGTTGACAACTCTCGGTCGATGGTCATGTAGCCCTGGCAGCAGATGTTGTAACATCACATTTGCTGATTGGGGTTTTGTTCTTGTTGGTGCTTTTCCCACGAAAGGCTTGATTCCTTCCACAAGTAGAAAATTTCTATCTCGTCCCACGGATACTTCTTTCCATCAAGCGGGTACGGAATTGGCGGAACCCATTTACAAGAATCTTCATCTAACACCCAAGACGGAAAGTTTTGTGGTTTTGGAGGTATGAAAGCGTCACGATTTGAATCGTACGTATAGCCAATACCCGCAAAGTTTTTACGAAACTTTCCGCTATAAGAGGTTTGTATCCACTCGCCAGCCGCTATTGTTTTACAAAACTCTATTCCCTTAATTTCGGATTCAACGCCATTGACATCCAATAATTCATTATTGTGAACAACAATAACACTTGTTACTATGTTGTTCTCGTCTAGTTTTGCAAAATGTGCCATATTCCGCCTCAGAAAATAATGGTTCCAGAAGCGGTGAATGTATAAATGGTGCGACCGCCAGAAGTAGTAACCGTGGGTGATCCCGTCGTTGTCACCGCCGCCACAGGTGCACTAATTATTACCACTCCAGAACCGCCGCTACCGGGCAAATCTCCTGCGCCACTTCCCATAACACCACCCGCACCGCTACCGGTGTTGGCAGTAGCGTTTCCGGCGCCACCCCCGAAGCAGCAAGAGCCTGCGGAGGCCCCACCGCCGCCGCCACCGCCACCGCTAAAGTAACCGCCGCCACCGCCGCCACCTGCGCGGGCTACAGAGGTGCCGGTAATAGACGAAGATTTTGCGGCTCCGCCGGGTCGGCCGTTATCTCCGGCGGGTGTCTGGCCGGCGCCATTTGCGCCGCCGCCACCGCCGCCTGCGTAATAACTTGCGTCACTACCATTACCGCCGTTGTTGCCTTGCCCGGATGTGCCCGCGCCTCCACTTACGGGAAGCCCGCCAAGACCCGCAGGGCCACCACCGCCAGAACCCCCATTGGCACCGGATGCATTTGAATAAACGCCGCCGCCCCTGCCGCCACCGATTGCGGTGATGGTAGAAATTCCGGTGCCGGAAAAAACAGAGTTACCGCCATTAGCAGCAACCCCACCACCGGCGCCTACAGTTACCGTGTATGTGGCGCCTTTGGTAAGAAGAAGACCAGTCCCTTCCAAGTAACCGCCTGCTCCACCGCCGCCATTGTCTCCGCCGCCACCACCGGCGATAACTAAATAATCTACAAGGGGAGGAGGAGCGGCGCCCCCCGCCACAAACATCTGCATGATTCCGGTCATGTCACGTTCCCCGAAACGACACAAGCCGTTGCGCTATAGAACAGGATCGTCGCTACACCACGGGTTGCAAGCGTCAGTGAAGTTCTGACGGTGTTGGTTCCGGCAACATAGGCAGTCGGTGCAGAGCAGGTGATCGTGATGTTGCCTGTCGTGTTGTTGTACAGGGTGATCGCGTCGCCTTCTGCAAAGACGGAAGTTGGAACAGTGATGCTGCCACCAGAACCAATCTGAACGTACTTGCCAACGTCAGCCGCAACAAGCGTGTAACTACCCGTCTGCGTGCCAACCGCTGGAAGATTGCGGTATCCAACGGTCATGTTCTCGTTGGGGAAGGTATAGGTCTTCGTGCTGCTTGCAGGGCCGCTTACTGAGAAGAACGCATTTCCAGTTCCACCAGAACCCGCAGGCAGCGGCTGAGCAAGCGTCACGACTTGATTGGTGCCGATGGTGACTGCGGTGGTCGTACCATTCGTCTGCAACACCAACTGGCCGGTGGTATCCCCGGTGCTAACCAGTGCGGTACCGGTAGCGGTTCCTGCGGAAATAGTACTCATGTGTTCTCCTTAAACCACAACCCAGCGTTGGCCGGAGGCAACCGTGACCGTAATGCCATCGTTAATCGTGATTGGCCCAACAGAAAATCCGTTCGTTCCTGTCGCCACCGTGTAGCTTGCTGATACTACATCGTAATTGATTGCAATGGCACCGCCACCGCCGGGAGTAACCAGAGGTTGCCAACTGGCCGTAGCCCCATCAGTAGTAAGCCACTTGCCAGCGTTACCCGTCTGGCTTGGAAGACCTGAAGCTGGGGTAGCCCACGTTGGTACACCGCCAGCCACTGTTAAAACTTGCCCAGTGGTGCCGATCCCACGCTTGACCAGTGTTGTGGTCCCAGTAGCGTAGATCATGTCACCCGCCGTGTAGCTGGCGATATTCGTACCACCGTTGGCCACAGGAAGCACGCCGACCACATCAGTGGCCAGATTGATCAGGCCCCCAGAAATCTCAACGAAGTCCGAACCGTTCCAAGCGACAAGCGCCTTACGCCCTGCCAGTATCGTCACCCCGGTCGTAGGACCTGCACCACGGATCACAATTGATTGCGTGCCACCAGTGGCGTTGATGATGATGTACGCCTTGGACTGCGCAGGGGCCGTGATGTTGCGGGTAACAGTACCCGAAGCCGTCCAGCGGATGACCGCGTTTCGGGCTTGGTTGGTAGCACCGTTGGTCGTGGAGAGCGTTACGTCAGTGTCGGCGCTCAGCGTAGTGGTGCCTGCAACTGCCGAATCCAAAAGACCAGTGATTGCGTCGTTGACAACGGTACCCCACGTGCCAGACAAGTCCCCCGTTGTTGGGAGCGCCAGTCCAAGCAGAGGGGTGAAGCTGGTTACGGCCATGTTTTATCCTTTACACGACGACCCATCGAGCACCGCTGGGCACAGTGAACGAAGAACCGGAAGCAACTGTTATTGGCCCAACGCTAAATCCGTTCTTGCCGGACGTCATCGTATACGTGCCGGTGAAAGTTGTGTAGTTCTCTGTTACCGCACCCGCCGCAGCAAACGAAGCATACGAGGCCGGGTACGTGACAAACACATCTTTGGTGCCCGCCGAAAAACTCACCAGATTGCCAGAGTTGCTTGAAGCAAGAACGGTGTCACGGGACAGCGTTGTACCGGAGGAGGTGTAGGTGCCGATCCCCACTTCCCATTCAGAGCCAGTCTGCCCTGCAATGCAGTAGTACGTGTTGTTGGCGTTACCAATTGCCGAGAACGATTGAAAGCCCGTCGCTGCGCCCAAAAGCGTAACGGTGCCTGTACCAGCCGTTGTGGTGGTTTCTTTTACGCGGTCTCGTACAACAAAAGGCATATGGCACCCTTATACCGTCATTTCCACATCCACCCAATCGGGGGTTTGGGAATTGTTGATATTTTGCCAGTCTGGGGTCTGGCTGTCATCTATCGTGGTCCAGTAGAACCGATTGAAGGTGCCTACGGACCCTCGCGCTTGGACCCCGGTCAAGGCTACCGTCCGACTAGAACCAACATTACCAGCGTAACCATAAGCCACCACACTGTCTTCAGAAGGCGTGGTCGAGGGGACAACGGTACCAGCTAAACCGGCTGCGGCCACCCCGGTCAGGGCAACTGTGCGGGAAGAAGTAACCGACCCAATTTGACCTTGGGCCGCAACTCCGGTGGCAATAGGAGCAGCCAGCATGTTGCCAACTGCGCCTGTGGCAGTAACGCCAGTCAAGAAGGCTACGTAGGCAAAATCAACGTCTCCAACTGCGCCAGAGGCCGAGACACCAGTCAGAGCTACTGTGCGGGAAGAGCCAACCGCACCTACCTGACCAAAAGCAACGACGCCATCTTCAGTCGGGTTATTGGTCTCAGTAACATTTCCAACTGCGCCAGAAGCCGAGACACCAGTCAGCGCAATCGTGCGCTCAGCTACCGAGACCGTGCCTACAGCACCGGCAGCTTGCACGCCAGTTGAAATTTCGGCAAGAGTGGGGGTTACATTTCCGACCTGCCCGTATGCCTCAACATGGACGATTGTCGCCCCAATCCCGTACTCACCAATCCCGCCTACATCGCCGTACGAATCTACCCCAGTCAACGCAACTGTCGCGGACCGGGCTACAGAACCTACCGCACCAGAAGCTGAAACCCCTGTCAGAGCAACTGAAGTAACTTCCGCAACAGAGCCAACTGCACCAGAAGCACTGACGCCTGTCGTATTAACAGACGTTACTTCCGCAACATTCCCTACCGCACCAGAAGCACTGACGCCGGTAATCGAAACAACGACCGTTTGCCCCGCAAGCGAGGAGAACGGCGCTTCGGAGAAGGCGGAAATGCCGAACATTGGCTACACGGCAGGAATACCTGCCGCCCCTATCAGGTTGTAGCCAAGCGCAGCAGAGCGGTCGAGGTCGTGTTCGACGGCATCGTCAAAGTGAACGTACCGGCAGTCACGGTCTGCGAACCGAAAGTATGCACACTCACCGCCTTATCAGACTTGGATGAGTTGTAAATCAGCACCGCATCAAACGCCGTGGTCAACGTAACGCTTGTGTACGTGATGGAAGCCGAAGGCGTCCAATATGCCACGCCCGCAGTTGCCGAAGTGTTGGTAGACAGCGGCGAAGTCCCGTTAGTCACCGTCACACCACCGGGGGTGTAGCCGGTACCAGTTACTTCACCTGTGCTGCTGTATGCAGTAGTGCTTGCGTTTACCGTGGCCGAAGCCAGATACAGCGCAGCCTTGAAGGTGTCGCCCGTACCAGTCGTGAAATTGTGCGTAGCCGTCATGAGTTCTTGCATGAACGAGGTGCACATGGCTTGAGTGTTTGCCATTTTGAATTCCTTTCTTTAACCAAAAGATGCCGCTTCGGCACCAGCAAAAACAGGAGCTTGTTTCAACGCTACATGCACCGAACGATGCACAAGTTCGCCTTCGTGCCAATACTCGACCCATGTCGTGTACTCGACGTCATTGTTTACGAACCCTTCCTTTTTCTCAAGAAGGGAATCGTCCATCTCGCCCTTGGTGGTCGTAACGAGTGCCATTGATGCTCCTTATGAGATACGCACAATTGCGTTGTTGGGGTCAGCTATCGGGAACGTGACCGTGAACGTTTGGTTGCTCACCGTTTTGTCTGAACCAAAGTCCAAAGTCGCCACCGACTTGTTGCCCTTGCTACTGTTGTAGATCAACGCGCCACGAGCAATGAAAGTTGCCCCAGTCCAAATGGCGGGATTAAATGAGATGTAAGCGGTTGGCACTTGTTGACTGTTGTTCCCTGAAGTCGGAGACGGGTTGATCACAAGCGTCACACCTCCAGCCACGTAGCCCGTACCAACAACTTCACTGTCAGTCGTATAGACCGTCGTAGTAGGCCCAAGGGCGGCGTTGCCGGTATACAGGGCGATCTTGAACGTATCCGGCGACGTCGGACCGAAGTTGTGCACGGCCTGAAGAATCTCGACCTTGAAGCTCGTGGTGACGGTTTGGAAGATCGCCATATCAAGTCACCGGTTGGCGATACTGCCCCGAGCGGTACGCATCCTGACGCTCCATACCATCGCCCAGACGCTTGGCCATGGCCAATGCTTCCTTGTACTTGGTCTCGTAGAAAGCCATCACGTCGGCTTCACCTTTCATGTAGGTGTACGCCTCAACCAGCGTGCCATACAAGAGCACCGTGTCAAAGTTGTCACCCAACCACGTGCGACCATCAGCGGCAACCGTGATGGACTCGGGGTAGTAGTAGAAGTGCAACTCAGCCAAATAGTTGGTGTCTGGCGTCGGGCCAAGAATGAACGTCAACTCATCCGTGATGGCGCTACCGACAATTGCAGGGCCAAACAGCCCGTAGTACCGAGGCTTGCCAATGTCCGTCGTCGGATTGGGGTACGCCGCGCGGATGTAGTTCACATCCTTGTTGAGCAGGTATTCGTAGTCACCACCCGCAACGGGGTAGACCGCCAACGAGTACACCGCCAAAAAATCGTCCGGCGCTTTGAGGTACTTGTTGCCTGCCTGAATGTTGCCCGTCATGTTCTTACGAAGCGACGGGAACTGCACCGTGTTGTAGATGCGTTGTTCGGCCTGCCGGATGAACCGATTGATCTGCTCAGTCGTAGTGTCCTGTGACCCGTCAGACAGGTCAAAGGCCGGAAACGTATTTTCCGAATACGACTGAACGGCATCAAACAGTTCTTGGTAGTTCATGTTCAGGCCATCGGACCGCGAGACATCACACCTTTGGTAGCGCAACCAGTGCCACGCATCTTGATACCCGTGGTCTTGGGCGTAGGATCGTAGCCATCACGGTTGATGTTACCCACCGACATCTTCACGGAATTGGCAGCGGTCGGCTCCTTGCGGTAACCGTTGGCCAGTTCCGCTTCACTCAAGGCCTTGCCCTTCATGGTGTGCGGCTGAGCGTAGACCTCGGCTTGGCCGACTTCTTTGCCCATCACCTTCTTGCTGAACTTGGCCATGATCAAGCCCCCTTCTTGTAGGTGAAGGACGACTTCTTCTGGTTGGCAACCTTGGCCAGACCACGGCCCAACGCCTTCATCTGGGCATTGGTCTTACCGCCCTTGGCCATCTTGGCAGCGTGCATGCGCTTCTCGTGCGCCTTCACTTCTTCCTTGGCAACCTTTTTCATCTTGTCCATTTCCGACTCCTTACGTCGTAGTTACCGTTACTGTACCAACTTGGGCTTGCAAAACCAAGTAATTTGGAGTTAGCGCGGTATCAAAACCTCGCGCCCCACCTACCGGGTTCCAACCCCACTGGAACACCCGGCTACCCCCTTCAGGGCTACCGGTCTGAGATTGAGACAAACCAACCGTATCCAGCGTCTGAAGCCCGTTCAGGCCAGACTGAAAATAGCTCACATCAGGACGAGGTTCACGCACAGCCTGTGGGTCATACACGGGGTACATACCAAGTTGCAACTGGGGCTGATCTGGCTCCCAGCACTCCGGGCACACCTTGATGCTCACCATCTTGGTCTTGATAGTCAGCTTGCGCAACTGTTTGAGCAGATACCGCTGAGCGCAGCGATCACATTCTGCAATCGCGTATTTACCAGAGGCGTACTTTGGCCCTGCCATACATCACCTGTAGAACAGAACTCGTGGCACAAAGCGGTCGTTGGCCTTGTCGCGGTCTTCCTCCGCTGCCAACTGCCACTGCTGCTCGTACTCTGCCTTGAGCATGGCCACACGCGAGGGGTCCATGTTGGGCAACTTCAGCGACATTTTGTAGGCAAGCCCAGCCACCATGCACTCCAGCAGGCGGAACGGGATGTCCTGCGTCTTGACGCCAGAACCCGCATCTTGAATGCGGCGCATACGCCAATACACAAACATGTAGTACGGATTGCCTACAGAGCCTTGGTTGGGCACTGGCCAAATGTTGATTGAAGGCGGGCGGGCCACCGACACGGCGGTTCCTACAGTGTGCGTGCCAGCAATCGTGTTCTGTTGGCCACGGCCACAGTAGCTCAAGTACCCAGCGGTAGAACTGGGGCTTGGCTGCACCAGTGTGCTGTAGCTGATCAACTCACTACCCAACTGAATGAACCCGGCAGCGGCCAACTGGGTCACGTCGTTTAGGTAGATCGTGGTGTCCGTAGGCTGAACGGCCTGGGTAGCAACTTGAGCCGTTGTTGCGTTGGTTTCACCCGTCTGCCGATTGATCCAGACCTGAATGGGACGACCTTGGGCGTACTTGTTGGGGATCGTGGAGTACGTAGATTCACTGATCCGATTGATGTTGATGTCGATCTGATTGGTACCCGCGCCCGCGTAGGTGCGCGTGACCTGATCCAACAGATCAATCGTGTCATTGGGCAGCGCGTAAATGACCTGATTGGGATACAGCGGAAGCTGCCCTTCTTCAATCGTCCAGAGGTTGATGCCCCGGTTGGCCCATTCAATCGTCAGCAGGTTGAGGCTACGCCGCGCAGTGCGGAAATCGTAGCCCGTGCGCAATTCCTGCCCGCAACGCTCAAACGCCTCTTCAATGAGGTCGTTAACGTCAAGGTTGAAGACTGAAGTGCCGGTGGTGGTCATTTAACGGAACCTCGCGGTTTTCTTGGCAATAC